CCAAAAGCGCCTTACGGAACTCATCTGACTCCTTTTCCGCCAACTTACGTGTTGCCTTGCGGGCAGACAGAAGCTTCTGGAGAATCTTTGGAATCGTTGACTTCTTGCCGTCTGGAAGTTGCGCAAACCGCGCCACACGCTTACCATCGCTGATTTTCGTGGGGTGCTTGCGCTTGTCATTTGGGTCATTGATTAGCAGGTCGTAATCAATATCAATGTAGCGAATACCTGGTAGGTTATCGTATGCATCGGAACCCTCCGCCAGAATGACAGTGCCGTCATTCTTATAATCCTTCACCCAGACGACGCTGCTATGACACAGGTTCTCTGAGATGATAGTTGACGGATATAGCGATGAGAAATCAGGAACGCCTACCGGATCATCGTCAAAGTAAATACCCGTCGTGGGATCTAGCACAAATGCGCCCTCATAAGACACATCCTCAGGCGGCTTCTCCTCCTCTTCCTCATCATTAGGATCTACTGGAGGCGGCTCAGCCGGCTTTGCGCCAAAACTATTTTTAGGCGCTGGAAGCACCTCAATCAACTGATCCTCCAACCGACACTCCTTGAAGATCAGAGACTCAATCTTAACACCCTGTCCTCTCATGAAAATGAAGGAAACGGGCACAGAACATACATTTGCCATGGCAATAGAGTTATTCAGAACATCTAGTTTCATAAACAACTCCATAACCAGGTCGCAATCCTGTAAGCAGTAGCGCGCGATCTTAGCGCGATCCGCAGAAGAACCACGCTGTAGAGCGAAAAGTTCCTTGGGGCTTACATCATCCTTTACCTGAGCCCACCTGCTTGCGGGCACCGTGTGCTCTGCCAACTTAGCAGCGCCACCCACGATTTTTACCAGCACAGCATTAGACTCCACTTCTACGATTTCTGCCTTATCAACAATGTGGTCATTCTCTTCGTCCATCAATACGATATAACGACCAATAACCGCACCCTTTGTTGACTTAGTTGGGACGCGGAACACATCCGTCTTGTCCGTTTCCGTGACCTTACCCTTAATACCCCCTGACATGAACGTTGCCGCCACATTATCTAGGGTGTAAGAGTCAAGATTGTAGTTGCGCCTAACATAGGGAAGCAAATCAATCTTCAAACGCCCAGGGCTGTTGATGAAATACATAAAGTTGTCGCCCATTGCTGCCGAACTCAGAAACTTCTCAATCAGGCGCGGCTTGCCTGAAGATAGGCGCGACCACGACTGCATAGTCTGCGTGCATCCAAGTTCCTCACCACGCTCCCAAACATATTTTTCATCAAAACCAAATCCGTTATACGTAATCATAATGTCAGGGTCTGTGCGACCAAGCCAGTTATGAAACGCAACGATGAGTTTTGCCTCAGTGTCAAAGGGATATACGTGAATAGGAACTGTGCTCATTGAAGGTGGTGCCACCTTATCGCGATCACATGTATTCAGCACAAAGATGTGTTTTGACTCTGCCTTATTATTGCGATAAAGCACAATACCAATCTGAATAATCTCATCGCCACGAATCTCTGGTAGACCCAGACGCTCCGTGAGAAACTCGTCGAGTTTGGTAATACGCTCCTCCTGCTTCAAGTCATTATTTGCAAGATAGTCCTCTAGTTCCGCTGGCTCAGGGACCTCATTCATGAAATCAACAACTGTCCACCGATCGCGCTGCTTTGCCTGACGCTTAAGATAAATAGGACTGATTAGTTTGCTAGGAATGCCGCTGGCACCAGCATTTAGTGCCTCAGAGATTGCCTCTGCAACATCCTCCGCCTTAGAGATTTTGGCTTCAAGGATCTCACGCGCTACCTTTCTCCAAGTCTTCTTCGGCTGAGGGAAATCACCGTGGCTTGACATACACTCAATATCCCAAGCACCCACCAGTAGGGGCGCAAGAGATAGGCGCGACTTATCTGCCTCAATAAACTTCCAATCACACATGACGCTCACGGCGGTTGTGGAGTCCATGCTTTCCAGTGTATCGAATCTCCCATTAGGAATGCGCATCCAACCAGCAGGGTCAAGATCGCGCTCATGGAAGAAACGTAGCACTGGATCAATATTTGCCTCATAGACCTTTAGACGATACTCAACCCCACCAATCTTAATGGGAATGGGCTCAGTCTTGTCGTTTAATACAAGATCCTTCATTCGCCGCCAAATAGCGATTGAAGGAACCTCAACACGCATAAAACTGTGGAGTTCGCCATTATCAAAGTCAAACAACTTCTTGTGCTTCTCCATCTTAATCTTCACGTGAATCTGCGCCTCAGGAGTAGGATGAACACATGACCTGAGATACTTCTCAAGGATTGCCTTGCGCTTTGGAGTCCAGTCATTCGGAATATGAATGTAGAAGTATGGGCGATAGCCAGCAATCTCTACACAAATAGACTTTCCCTCATGGGTTGAGCCGAAAAGCAGGATCTGGTAACCCTTTTGCTCATCGTTAGGAGATGGAACTTTTGGGCTGTAATAGCGCTGCTTCTGGAACTTGCGACGACGACGCTCTGCGTAATCCTCCTCATCTGAAGCAAGATGGTCGTCATGTGCTACCACAATCTCGCCATCCTCATCACGATTTAGGATAAACTCATCGCGCGCGATTAAATCCAAACATTGAAACACGATACTTCCAGTTGCGTCTGTCATTGTTTTTGGTCTTCTTAATAACTTTATATCATTCCTTTTCGCTCTCAATTTTTGCGAGTTTTGGAGCGAATTGCTTTATTTGATGAACGTTTCCCACCTTTTGATGTGGCAGATTTTGAACGGGATTTGCGAGTTAGGCGCATTGTGGATCCTCTTCCCTTTTTTGTTGGGAAACTCTGCTGAGCGGCAAACAATAATGACGCTGGTCCCGCTTGGATTAAGGCACGCCCTAATACATGCATTAAGGATCCACCTTTCAATGGTGGAATAGGAATGCTTTGAGGACGAACATTTGGCGCTGGTGTGGCACCGATTGTTAAAGAATTCTTACGACCAGCATTATTTGACATGTTGCGCTGAGCAATTTGAGAAACAACTGATGGTGCGAAACCTGGATTAGCGCTGTTTACCACTAGTTTTGGTGGCTCACCTGGCATACCTGGAACAACTGCTTTGATAGCAGGAGGCGCAGCGTTTACTGATGATTCTTGATTACGAACACCCATATTGTTCGCTTTTGTAGGGGCGGATGGCGCATTTCCCACTAGTCCAGGGTTTGCTGATGCGGCGGTATTCTTAACTACTGGAGCAGTCATTCCGGGATTAGCATTTATAGCCGCTGATGCAATTGCTGCTTTTGCGATTGTATTTGAACGCTTATTAGCAATGTTCTGTATTGTTAATGACGCTGGAACAACAGGACTTGTAATCTCCTTTTTCATGGTTGGCATATCACGCATATTCGGGACGGCATTTGTCTTCCCCTTTTCTTCTCCCTTATACTCTTCGATATGTCCATTCTGATATACCTTCAAAACTGTCGGGTATCCCGGTATCTTGGCGTTTTTAAGTGTAGGTGATTTCTCAACCATGTCGTGATGAATCATCGCCATATTGGCAGTACGTCCCGGAACGTTCTCCAATTCGCTCCACATTGGCTTATATGTTTGGCAGTGCCCACACCAATCCGCATGAACAAGGACAAGTGTTACTGGTCCCGTCTTAATCAAACTCTCAAGATCCTTGACCTCCTCGGGAGAACGCACAGAGATATTGGGGTTTGGTGTAGCATTTGCCGCCTTATTAGCGGTATTCACATTCGCAGGCGCACCATTCTTCTTGCCGGTAAAGAATGAGAACATTCTCCTCTTACTTTTATACTGGCATTTTTCAGAGAGGAGCCCAATATGGCGAAGTCCCCAAACCTTAATTTTCTAATCTACGGAATTCTCTTGCTTATAGCAATTATTGTGGCGGCTGTAGGCGCTTGGTATGCGACTGTTATTAAAAGTTTGGCAATCAAAGAAGGATTTGAGACAAAGGAAGGTTTAGCATTTTTATCAAGTGATAAAGACAATGATTGCCCGCTTTCTGCACAACGTCAGCCCGATAGCCGTATTCTAGTTCAACCACAAAATCGCTCTTTTGATTCTATGTCAGACTACGTAATATGGCTAAGCAGTTTATCTGCTGCTGGCTCAGTATGTGTCCCACCATATGTTAAGGGGACGCGTGAGGTTGAGATGATTCAATCGTCTAATAGCCCTGATCCAAATGAAGGAAACAAGCCAAATAGCACCAATCCAGAGGAGGGTGCCAGGTCAAAAAATGCTTTCACAAAACAGGTTGAAGGCGAGCAGACAAGTGCCAAGACACCTATCAACAGCATGGACGATTACGAATACACGCGTGTATTCCAAAGCGAAAGCAGCCCTCGTAATGAAATAGCAAAGACTACAGTGAACTCTTTAATGGCTAAGAATCAGTTTGACTGGGCTCAATTGCCGTTCAACTCTCAGAAGCGTGATGATGAAGAGACAGAGTTTGTATCTGGAAGACTTGACTACGCATTTAGAGAGCCAAAAACTGGTGTCTTTTTCCGCAATATGGAGGGATTTTCTGTGAACCCACCTGATTTAGATAGTCAGGATCGTGCTGAAAAAGCCACATTAGAAGGTTTTACAGGTAAACCTGCGGAATCACTAACGGAGCACACAGTGGAGGATGTTGCGGAACTTGTGAAGAAGATGTATTCTGATGATCCTGAATGGGAACCCGTTGTTGAAAAAGTCTCTGAACACGAATATCGCGTTATTGAACTTAGACCAAAACCAAAAAAGGAGCAGTATAAGAACGAAGATGAGCCTGAGGATGTAGAACGCGCTAAAGAAATGGGTAAGATTTCTGCGGAAGTTGAAATTGAAGGTGGCTCCAGTAAAGACCCTTACTTTGATAAACAGGGTGTGGTTGATTATGGCAACGACCGTTTCTTTGAATACAAGGACTTCAAAAAATGGACGCCAGGGCTCGAACGCATGTTTGCACCCACATTGAATCAAACCAACTGGTCTTAGAGGGGTTGACGACGAATAATATATTTCTGTATTTAGTAAATACAGAAATAAATTTAGGGTTAAAACAAGGTTTTTAGCGATGTTCTACCACGAATGTAATGAAGCGGTCTTTATACAAGCAGGCTGTATGCCAAGTGTACTCAGTGCCTAGCCATAAAATCATACCCAATATATACCAATATGAAGTCCATACAATTATCAGATCGGTGTTTCGATCTTAACGTCGAATTATTGAATCCAATAATATTTTAAAAAATCTACAATGGATAAAACACCTGCTTGTAAAACAAATCTTTATCTGATTTACTCAGTGCTATCCAGTTCTATTGCTGTCCCAAAACCTTCCACGCGCTCTTCAATATAGAGCGAATGGACCTTTCCCATCATTCCGTTTTCTCCACAAATTCTGTAGTGAACGTGAGGTTCCAACTTTCTACCTGGCGGAACCCAGTATGCCTGGGGTCTACGCACATGTAATAGCGCGGAGCCTTCATTATCACCTATTGCGACACCTGCGTTGTCAAACTTCCCATACGCCTCCTGCCAGTATTTTGCTGTTTTTAGTTTTTCATCCACATCTGCTGTGGGCTCAGCCGCCCAGTATATTACTTTGCGACCTGATGGTGCTACAATACGAACTTTTAAGTCGGCTTTATCCGGGATTTTCTCCTGTAAAACCGAACAGGGCATTACTGTTTCACCCAGAAATGGCAAATACGCATCTCTCTGACTACCTACAAATATAGCGCATGCGGCTACAATGATAAAAAATGCTTTAGAAAATACAGAATTTTTCCCAAAAATACTTGAAACTATATCATTCTTAAAAATCGCAACGGCACCCCAATTGATACCGGCTAATACAAGAACTAAAATACAGAGAGCATACACCTTCTTCTTAGCGTATTCCATATTTGCGGACACCATCTCTATAATGACATAAATATTATTTAACTGAGGGGCAGATCCCACACCTGTGCACCGGCTGGGATTTTGTCCTTGTTAATACGATAAATTTTGTCAAAATAGGAGTGTTGTGCCTGTGTATCTGGACTACAATTTTTAGCATGGCGGGCTATATATTTGTATAAATCGAAATCAGGAAACCGTTCAGAATCATCTGGGTTTCTCAAAATATTCCTTCCTGTATCATCTGTTAGCCATGACCACAATATGTTATATAACTCTGATTCAGTTTCATATGACACGCGCCCTGGTTCTTCCGCCTGAATCTTTCTTGGTATTTTTGCGGGCGGGGTGTCATTATACAATGCATCAAACATAGAGATTGCCAATCTACATAAATCAAATGAAGGATTCGGCTCTACTTTTGGTTCTTTATCATTATAATATGGTTCGCAGTTATATTGCCCATCCGCATCATTGCCTTCGTCAAAGCAATCAGGGATTAGTAACTTTTTGCGATCCTTTAACCAAAATGAGGCTCTACCGAAATCAATAATCTTCATTAGTTTTCCGTATGTCGGAACCATGTAATATTTGACTACATTGTTCGGACACAACAACTTGTAATATAGGTGCGATTCTGTTGTCGAAACCCACATAATGTTGTTTGTATGGAGATCATTATGAATAAACCCGTAATAGTGCTGTGCAACCACTAATGCACTAATAACTTGGTATACCCAGGCTGACCACCGTGCATCCTTTGTATCAATCATATCTGGATCGTTGGTTGATTCTTCTACATCCAACATGGCATCCATTGTTCCCTCACAACATTCTAGCAATGAGACCTGAACTGGGAAATTCTTGAATTCGGCAAAAAATTCCGCATTAGATCCGCGTTCTGATGATGCTGTTGAATAGTCATCCATCTCGTCCGCCTCAATTATTTCATTGCTATCGCTTTCGACACTGCTTGTTTTGCTTCTTTTGCTACTGGTTCTACTGTCGTCCGTTTCGTCTTCATCGGCGGTGCTTACTTTGCTGCTCTTTCCTGAAGTTGGTGAATCTAACTTAGTTAGCCTGACTGGGCGTTCAGAGAGCATTTCCAAAGGGGCATCTTCATCTGTAGAAGGTGTATCCGAATGGCAATCACTGTCTGATTCATCGTCGTCATTTACTTGCGTTATTTCATCGTCGTTCAACTGAACACAATCTATTTCACCACCCTCATCGTGAACATTCACCAAAGGTTTTTGATAAGGGTCTTCGCCGACAACACGAATTGAAAACACGCCTTCGCGTTTATTTTTTTTGAACCATCTTTCGTGTCTTAAACTCGATATTTCGCCAGTAATGTTGTATAGGTATTTTTCTGCGCGCGCATTTAGGGTTCCGTAAAAACGGATAAAATGTGGCGACTTTTTTGTGTCAACTAGACGCGATAATGTAGCAGCACACAATACATCTATATATGCCTCATTATACACATCGTGAATCTTCGCCAGTGTTTTCTGCCATGAGTTATCGGCTGAAGGTAGGGCTCCGTCAGTTGGTAGGGCATATAAACACTGCATCGCAGGAATTGGCTCAACTAAATGGACTCTTTTCACAAATAGTTTGAGATCCTTTGTTCCTGATATATCAGTGAACTCCGCATTGATATTTACGAAATACCCATCTGGTTCTCCAGATAACGTGAAAGCACGGATGGGTGATGTTAAATTATATGCGGGGTTCTCCTTCAAAAGATTCATTGTTGGAAGAACCTGCTGAGTTTTCGTAAACTCATGCATTTGGGAATCAAATGAGGCTTTTAAGGTATCATGACCTATAAGCGGCATTAGTTCCCGGGGCAAACTCTTTACACGTGGGAGAACTGGTGGCGGGGGGGTTACCACTGCTCCTTTGTGTTTTCTGGGTGGACCGAAGTGTCCTCCTCTTTTTGGTCCCTGTTGACGTCTGGGTGGCATCTGCTGATTCATTCATCGGAAGCGCTTTTTTGTCCTTTACGCAGTACACGTGCGTTTTCTCTTGTTTTTCGGTTTCACACATAGAATTAACCCGATGTCTGGACAAAATGAAATTCTTCCTGCGCCGATTGGTCCAGAGGGTCGCAAGGTATTTAATTTGAGTCTTAAAAAATTCGATATGAGCCGTATCAAAGACGACAAAGTTGTCGTATTTATCGGTAAACGAGATACCGGAAAGTCATTTTTGATTAAAGATCTTTTATATTATCACCATAACATTCCCATTGGCACTGTTATTAGTGGTACAGAATCGGCAAACTCGTTCTACGGCACAATTATTCCCCCCCTGTTTATCCATGAAGAGTTTAATCCGCTAATTATTTCGAACATCCTAAAACGCCAGAAGACACTTGCATTAAAAATTCAGAAGGACCTCCAAACTCGTGGAACTACAAGCGTAGATCCGCGTACATTTATGATTATGGACGACTGTCTATATGATGCAGCCTGGACACGTGACAAATACATTAGAAGTCTGTTCATGAACGGGCGCCACTGGAAAATTCTGTATATCATCGCACTACAATACTGTATGGGTATCCCACCTGTTCTAAGAACAAATATTGACTATGTTTTTATCTTGCGTGAGAACATTGTTGCCAATCGCAAGCGTCTTTATGACCAGTTTGCTGGCATGTTTCCTGATTTTGATTCATTCTGTCAAGTCATGGACCAGTGCACCGAGAACTATGAGTGCCTTGTTATTGATAACAATGCCAAGTCCAATAAGATTGAGGATCAGGTCTTTTGGTATAAGGCACAGCCTCACAGGGATTTCAAGATTGGTGCTCCTGAATTCTGGGCTCAAAGACCAGCAGAGGCCGAGGAAAATCAAGGGGAAGAGTTTGATTCTAGAAATGGAACACGTAATAAGGGTCCGGTTATTCAGGTCAAAAAATACTAATCTAAAATTAGAATGCCATCAAGAAAATTGAGACAGCGCGGTGGTGATGTTCCACCTCCCGTAGCCCCTGTTCCCGCCCCCGCTGTTCCAGGTGTGCCTGTTCCTGAGCAGGCTGGAAGAGGTGATATTTCAATTGCCACAACAGAAATTAGCCCAAATAGTACTATTACATCAACTAGTGTCTCTTCTGGTTCAAGTGGATTATTCAAGGAACTGGGCGGCGAAATTGTTAACATGAATGGATATGATGTTCTAAAATTTAAACTTGCTCCCCAAGCCGCTGTAATCACAAATCAAGAAACGCTATCATATATGGACGGCGGTCTTGTTACTGGCGCAACTATGGGTTCTGGTAGCATTTTTAGTGCTCTATTCCGTAGTATTACGGGTGCTTCATTCTTACAAAATGCCGTGTCTAACCCTACCCAAAATACACTCAAGCTGACTTTGAGTCCCCGACTCCAAGGATCCTTAACACGTATTGATATTCAACCTGGTGAAACCTGGCGCATTGCCGACGGTAGTTTTGTTGCTGCCACCAATAACTTACAGATTAGCGGTAATATTAATATTTTTAGCAATTTCCGCATGATGTTTGTTGGTGAGAATTTAACATACACAACAGCGACAGCGAATCAAGGCAGCCCTGGTTCATTGTGGATCAGTTCATTTGGTGGTATTGAGAAGCATGAGATTGATATGGGCACGGGTTCTACTGTTCCATTATTTATTAACAATGGTTGCTTTTTGAGTATGTTGGACAATAACGGCAGCGTCAACTTCTGGAACGACTATGTGTCAGTTGGAACGGCGAATGGTCTATTTTCTGCTATGTTCACTCAACTTGGTTGGGTTATGAAAATACAAGACACTGTTCCTCCCCGCCGCCCTGGACCCCTAAAACTCACAGTATTAACCCAGAGTTTGAATCCTCATAATTTTGAAAAATACATCGCAAATATTGCGCAGAAAGTTGTTGAACGAAATAAGCAACAACAATCCGCCTCGTTTTTGCAGTCTGGCGTTGGCTCAGGTGCCTCATCTGCTGTCTTGGGAACAAGCGCTGCTGTTGCTACTGGCGCTGTTGCCGCCGCCGCTGTTGCTCCACGACTCAATACTGGTGCTGCTACTGCTCCCGCCGCGAATACTTCTACTGCTGCTGCTTCCAATACCGGTGCCAATGATGCTGTAATAAATGCCGAGGCTGCTCCCGCGGCTGCGCCTGAGCCTGCGCCTGAGCCTGCGCCTGCTTCTCAGAATACAACATATGGTAGCAACTATTCTCAAATGGGTGGACGCTCTACACGTAAACTCCGCCGCAGAAGATATTAAACTGATGTATTATTTACTGATTTCTAGGTAATATATTTTGATATCATTTAAACTAAACTAAATGATAGCAAGAATAATAGATATGGGCAACCTTTTTGCAACTAGCAACTGGGATGGTACAGATGATCTACCACCTCCTTCACCCGAAACTGCTTCTAGCAATTCTACAAATGTAAACGCTCCCGCTGCTAATGCGCCTGCTGCTGTGAACGTTTCAGGGGCGAATACTGCTGCTCCACCTGTAACAACAAACGTTTCAGGGGCAAATCCCTCTCCGCCTGTAGCAACTAATGTTTCTGGGGCTACACCTGTGGCAGCAAATGTTTCTGGGACGCCGCCTGTCGCAACGAATGTTTCAGGAGCAAAACCTGCTGTTATTGAAGTAGTAGCCCCCGCTGCTGCTACTGCTGCTGCCGCTCCTGCTGCTCCTGCTGCTGCCGCTACTGCTGCTCCTGCTGCTGCCGCTACTGCTGCTCCTGCTGCTGCTACTACTGCTGCCGCTCCTGCTCCCGCTCTTCCCGCCGCTATTCACCCCCCAGTATAATAATATGTTTTCCGGGTTGAACGCGCCGCATCTTCTAGTCTTATTTTACTAAGTCCCTATAGGAGATGTCGGTCACAGGTGCCGCTCAAATAAATTTACAAGAGTCTCCAGAGGAGCAAATAAAAAATTACGTGGATAACTTCAATAGTTATCTTATCAAATTCGTTATCTTGACGATTGTCCAAATAATATTATTGATATACGTTTTTGCTGGTGGCGGTATTGCTGAAATATCAGTGAACTGGCCTAAATACAGATGTAATCCATTGATTATGCCCTTTGCCTCCTTTTTTGGATTCGATGCTACTGAGAATTTCAACTATTGTATGAAAAACATATTCAATCTTAATGCCGGTGCTGTTCTGGGTCCGCTATATACAATTATGGCAAGTTTCACTGATATTGTTAGTGTTATTTCTAATGTAGCAAACTCATTCCGTTTTTTGATTGCGAACTTGCTACATGGTATGGAACGCCTGATGAGTTCTTTCCGTGATAGGTTTCAGGGAATTCTTTTCTCTATTCGTCTAAGTTTCATTAAAATCAGAAGTTTGATGGGACGCCTATATTCCACATTCTATGCTGTCATCTATATGGGTATGTCGGCATTGCGCGCGGCTGATAATGTGGCACGTAATGACATGGTTAAATTCTTGCTTGAGTTCTGCTTTGATCCTTCTACACCCATTGAACTTGCTTCTGGTAAAACTGTTCGCATTGACCAATTACAAATAGGCGACGCTCTTGCACCAATCAACGGAACTGCTCCTATTGTTTCGTCCTTATTTACATTTAATGGTGCCCAAACACCTATGGTGAATCTCAATGATGTTATTGTCAGTGCAGCGCACTACGTATACTACAAGCCCCTTGGACAATGGATTGCCGCTGGTGACCACCCTGATGCCTATCCTGCCCCCTCTATACCCACATTGTATTGCTTAAATACAACAACACATACGCTCAAAATCGGTGCGCATTTATTCAGCGACTATGATGAATCCGAATCATATAATGTGTCAGAGTCTACAAAACGCACTGCAGAGAAAATGCTCAACGGTGGCGTTGTTGGCGTGGGTTCTAAGAAGACTGATTACAGTTTGGGAATCTCTGGAAATTCTAGAGTATTAATGGCTGATGGTTCAAGCAAACCTCTTGCTTCTGTTTCAATTGGAGATAAATTAAAAGGCGGTGGCGATGTGTTGGGTAAAGTGATTGAATCGTCGCCAATTGTTGTAAATATTTCTAATACATATGTCTCCGCCTCTCAGTTATTATGGGATAGTAAAAGCAATATGTGGGTGCGCGCCTGTGAACTATATCCAGATGAAGTAATTCAACTAAGAAAACCGGTTGTTTTGTACAACTTAATTAGTTCAAATAACTTGATTTTCACGCACAATTATGTGTATCGTGATTATCGTGAGGTATCCGACCCTATCATGGAAGAATCTTATGCCAATGAGTTCAATACACAAAAATTGAAGACTTATGTTTATTAGTCTTGACGTTCAAAAGACAAAAGAAATGTCGCTTTCAATTTCAGCATCTTACGCAAAACAGCCTACTGCCACGGAGGATGGAATCCTTGGCGTTCGTATAACTGGTTCAAACCCTGTTACAAAGTCAATTGAAATTGCCCTTGTAATGGACACCAGTGGTTCAATGGAGGGAGACCGCATTGCTTCTGTAAAGAAGACACTAAGCATTCTTATTAACAGGGTTGATGTGGGTGACAAGATTACATTGATTGGATTTTCTGAGAAGGCTACAATGTTTCTCTCGTCTTATCTGATTACAGATGATTCTCGTGCGGGTGCATTGGCTGTTGTAGAGGATCTTATTGCTGACGGTGGAACAAATCTTGAGGCGGGAATTTCTATGCTTGGAACCATTTATCCTCCTGGGGCTGCGCGCCCTGATGCGCTAGTTGTCCTTACGGATGGTCATGTTAATCAGGGAATTAAGAGCCTTAGTGGTCTCTGCTCATTGATGAACTCATATATGGGTGGTATTCCCGTATATACACTTGGGTATGGCGATAACCATAATGGCGATCTTCTGCGCGGGATTGCTGACCGAACCCGCGCAGTTTACACCTATATTGATGCGGAGGTTGTGCTACCTGCCTCTATTGGCGACCTTATGGGTGCCCTAAAGACGGAGGTTGCCAAGTCTGTTGTGCTAAAGTTTGATAAGCAAGTTGCTTGCCTTGAGCCCAACTATTCAGCGGAGGGTGAGACTGTAGTTGCCGATACCAGCGGTAATGCTGTGGCTCTTGGACGTCATGTTGCTTTTGCGCCTGATGCCATGAATGAGGATACTGTTCCTGATAGTGTGCCTACTCACGGTATTTCACCGATTGCCGCCATGACTGAGCGTAAGTCTTATAACATGGGTTCTATTGTTGCTAATAAGCCTACTTGGGTACTATTTAGCGTCCCGCTTATTACACCACCAACCAATATTACAGTTGATTATAGTGTGTTTGGTGTCCCCGCAATTCAGACTGCTACTGTTGTGATCGATGAGAGCCTTGATAAGATTGATATCCATGAACAGGTGCTGCGCTGCACTATTACCCGCGTTATGGATTCGGTTTCTACTAATCTAAAGGCATACAGTCTTGCTGCCGCGCGTGCCAATATTGCGGATGGTCTAGCAAAGATTGCTGCTTCACCTGCGAAGGATCGCCCTCTAGCGATTCGCATGAAGGCACAACTAGAAGAGCTTGTCGCTGAGGTAGATGGTATTGAGCGCTCACGTGGGGCTGCTGATATTCGCCATACCATTCTATATGCCACGGCAAGTGGTGGTGGTTATTCTGCTCAGCGCGGTGTGACGCGTATGCGTTCTGGCTCAATCTCATCCCCTTTTAGTAATGCGCAGCAGAGGATGACTAGCCTTGGATATAGCCAGGAGGGTGGCGATCCGGATCATGTCCACGACAATATTTAAAAACATATAATAGATGGACGCGTCTGATCTAATCAGAAAAAGAAAAGCGAAAGCAATTTACTCAATTACGCGTGCTAAACTGGTTGCTGCTCAGCCAACAAAAGATTGTAACTCTACTTCTTGCGCTAAATACGCAACTTGTATTGTGAATTTTTCATCTTATGATGAAAAACAACTTTTTTTAGCGGGTAAAAATGCGTGTAATGCCTGTAATTGTACTGGTAGTTGCTGAGGCGCGTTGCTTTTATTTCGCATTTATGCCTTTCTATAAGAGATGGAAAAACCTATCAAGGAAAGGGTATCAGAATGTGTAGCAATTACGAAAAAATTAACTGATAGCCTTTATCTACCCGATGATTCACCCGAGATTATTGAACTTCGTGAACATATGAACACATATATACGCACCGGTAAAGAGTGGGTTGGAGTTGTAGATTTCTCCCGCTGGGGGCGAATGGCGCATTGTAATTTTCATACAAAGGCTGGAAGGACAATTGAGGTTACGTTGAAGGCGATTCCGAAACCTGGTACTATGCCTAAAAACAAGGATGATACTGCGAATGCTCTCGACTAAAGTTGTACTTACCGCTAAAATTCATATAATAATTGTATTGTTATATGAATGGAACAGAGAATGATTAAAATGACATATCCGCAAATTGTGATAACATGCGCCCGTAAACGGTTTCAATAATCTCCTGCTTGATTTTTTCTACCCGCTCAATTTGACGCTGCTTAGTGTGATCATACTCATTAAACAGTGCGGCAAGTATCATCATTATAGCGCCAACTGAAAGGATTGGCGACCATTCGTTTCTGAATAGTTCAAGTGTTCCGTCTTCTGCAACACAGTCGTGCTGCACACGTGTTAGTATTTTGATAGCAGGTGGATCCATTGGATAATTTATAGGCAAAGTCAATAAAACCGGAATCTGTTTCTTGCCATAGATACTGTCTGGGTGAGGGGTTATAAGCCCATCCCAAACATAAATATTGTCGTCTCTAGGAGCAGCACGCCAAAACTCATTCTGGTGCTGATACATACTATAAATATCCTTTCTAATACGGTTGTTGAGCATTTTGCCTAAGAAACAATTGTCCTATGGTTTAGTCAATTTTATCTTGTTCCACTTATCAGCCGAACCGCTATTGCTGCTGCTGTTATTGCGGCTGCGCCGATATATGTATTTGGTGTAGGACGCTTTTCCCCTCCCAACTCACCAAATACAAATCCTGATAAAACACCGAAAAATGATAAGGCGGCAAATACTTCAACTGGCATTTTTGGTATGCTTATAAATACGGCTAATAAACCGACAAATCCGATAAGGAGATTAAATGGTAGTAGTTGTTTCCATACGTCTATATTGAAGTCAAATGGTTCTATTACATTAAACAATCTTCCTAATATTGTTGCGATTAAACCTCCAGCGTATAAATGAAATGTGCCCTGCATCTCGGTAATTTCATATTTTGAGCGGACTGCAATATATATCAATGATTCCGTTAATGCCGCAATAATTATAGAAACATATCCTGCCCTTTTTTCTCTGTCTACTTCTAACTTTTCTGGAAATATTACAAATAATGAACCTATAAATGCTAGCGCGATCCACGGTAGAGTACTTAATGGAATCTTTTCATTTAGAAATATGCTTGAAAATATAATATTGAAAATAGGGTATACATAGAATAACGATAATGATACGGGAGTCGATAATTCTTTGAATGCGTAATATGATGAGGCTACATGTGTAGTATTTAATACACCCATTGATAGCAAATGGCTTAATGAAATTGAGGGTAATCGTTCAAAATAAGTGCCCAATGCCAGAGCCCCAACTGTATATGTTACCATTCTAGCAAGCAACTGCGTAGATAGAGTTGTTTTGACTGACTTAATTAATAAAGAATAGGCTCCTAGCATAAATTTAGACACTATTACGGAAAAAATGTATGCATCATTCATTGCTCTTATGAGTTCTTTATATTTTTATGAGTGGACTGCTTCTTTCAAATTAACAAATATAATATCATCCGTTGACGGTATTTTTTCCCAAGTCATACAAACGTCTGGTCCTGCCATAAGTTTCGTTTTACGCTCCTTAAAATTAAGCATTGCCTGTGCCCTGCGTGTTTCTGCTTTCTTAGTCAGATTGGACAAATGGTTCACTAATTTTGCGTAATCGTTGTCGCAACTTACTATTAGTTTTTCAAATCTATTCATTGGTGATTCAAACGTTTTGACAAGTATATCTATGACTTTTACTTTTGCTACGCCAAGATTTGTAATCTCTTTACACACAAATATTTCTAGCGTACAATCTAACATACCGCGCGTGAAATTATAGTTCGCGCTAAACTTTTTGAGTTCGTCCATCTTCTCCCACATTATACGTAGAAATGTAAGACGATCAATATTATGGCTCCACAACCGTCTTTCGGCTTTTGAACTGTAATCAATTGATATTTTGTTTAGTCTGAATGAGTCCATTATTGCTATGCGCTTGATAGTTGGTAGTTCTGATACCGCCTTATTTAACATCTTATCTTGAATCTCATTCTGGCGTAAGTCAATATATTCCAGCAATTTCTCGACAATTGCCTCCGTTGTGGGTGGTGTCTTAGGCGTTGATGGCGGAGAATCGGGCAGTTTTATCTGTGAGTAGTTGTGAAGATCTAACGGCGGCATAGCCGAACGTTGCGTCATCGGTGAAGATGGAGATGGTGGTGAATCTGGAAGTTGTGGCGATCTTGGTAACATAGAGTATACCGGATAATACCTCGTAGATGTTATGCCATTTGAACTAGTCGTTTCAGTATTCATTAAATATAGTCTATTTGATATTCTATATTTCATTTTTATGAAATTGATGCTGATTAATAGGCAAATAACATTACGCCTCTGCCACCAAACACACGGAACAGATTCCAACTTGTCACGTAACTGAGCACATTCAAATCATGCAAATTCCCTGCTGTATCAGGATTCATTACTATACGCATTTCCTTCTTTGGAAGTTTCTCCCAGTTTGATGCTCCACGTGGACCATATGCTGGACCCAATGAACTATCATCACGGGCGCCTGGTGCTAATCCAAAAGGATATACATAGATATAGCGATTGAATACGGGTGCTTTTCTGTAATGTATTAGCGGCAGAAAGGATCTGAAAAATGAAGGAGATGTTTCATGACTAAAACGCGTCATATTACCGTAACCGAAGGTCGCTCCAAGAATTGGTTCGGAATACGCGTATCTGAATGCCGGCAAATGTTGGTCGCTTGTTGTTATGATTGCGTCTGGCCACCAAGGCTGATTCCACCATTCCCATGTATTTACTTTACTATAATCATAGAACTCGCGCGTAAATAAGAACCATGCGTTGTATGTTTGTGCTTCTGGGCGTTGTAATGCCCACATAATATCCTTTGTCGGGTTGCTATATGGTAGCCTTAACCTGACATTCGGCGCACGCTGTGTTGCCTGAACGGGTACAATATAATGCTGCTCTACGTGATAGTCTATTTGTGAAGAACGAATCGCAACTGATTCGGTTTCTTCAAGTGAAATGTATTCAAACAGAAAATACGCGTCTCCCATTGGTAAAACCGACGGCATTCTATATCCTGGCATAATTACACCGCCTATCCCAGTATTTTGATTGTTTGGATTAATTCGAAACACCCGTGTAGATGCTAAGGGATCTGCCAAATAAAATGGTGAGTTAAGAATTGGTGGCATATTACCATTGACGTCAAATGCTGGATTAAATCCCACCGTTCTTGGATCTTGACGGGATGGTGTGTAATACAATTGGGATATGGGACGAAATGTAATATGAATCTGGATAGTATCTGCTGCAAGCGCGTCGATTGGTAGTGCTTGCGCATAGTCTCCACGACTGAACCAAAATGGAATATTTATATAGCATACCGTTGGTGTTGCAGAGTAACCAATTGCTCTCTCATTGAAGCCATTTGCCACTCTATTAATCATGCGATTCTTAGAACGAATAGACGTTATGGGTTCATATAATTCGTCATACATTTCCATAAAAACACCGTCAAATCTGTCAACATTTACACCCCCGATATCGAGTTCCACAAGCGCAATCATTGCGTGCCCTAATGAATTTGTCCAACCAAAGGATGGACCCTGAAACTTACCGGAAGTCACTGTGCTTCTAGCATTTTGTTGAGGGGTATATATATCAGGCATAGTTACAACCAGAGTAACCTGGCTTAGTAATTCTGCTTTTCGCGGAATTGTACATGTGACCTTTCTACCGAAATCGGGCTGACCGTCAAAATCAACTCTAACAGTTTGAGCAGCCCAACGTGTTGTTTTTTTGAGAACCTTTGCGTAATACCTCATATCTGGTTGCCCTTTTGGCGGTAAAAGGCGTGTATCTTGTAATCCGTAACAAACCACACTTAGCAATGTTGCTGGTGAAGACATCCTCCCTCCCTTACACTATATGCGTTTATTTAAGCGGTTCTAGTTTCATTCGTCTAATATCAAAACTGGTTTCCTTACCAAAATAAAATCTTCTAACTATCTATAATGCCATTAACACGCAAATCTAAAACACTGCGCCGATCTTCACATGGTGGTAACCGCCTTACATCAAAACAGAAGCGCAGAGAGCAGCGGCGTGAAAGAACTGCTGCCTATGTTGAACGCTCTAGACAACGCGAATTGCGGGAGGAAAACGCTAAGCAATTAAATACTGTTCCCGAAAATAGACAATCAAATATAAGTGGTGTTCCTATTAATATAAGTGGTGTTCCTATTAATACTACATTACAACCGGCGAAAAACTTACCTGTGCCTAAACAACCTATTTGGGGACGCTGGCTTCAAAGATGAACAACAAATTCATCCCATTTACAAATGACAATTTCAGGATTATAGGGATTTAAAACATAGCGCACTTTTTGTGTTTCCATGTAGTATTTTGTATCCATGTTGCGCTGTATTAGGGCGTCTGGAAATACAATCCAACCGTCATATCCCAAACGACAAATTAGGTTCACTATACGACGATTCAGATATAATGGATGCGCCCCGCCTACATTTTCTTTGTTTAGAAAACCAACAGGTATAATGTATGGAACTCCTTCGTCGCTGATATTTAAATATCCGTCTAGGGCGGCGCGCTCTTCTGCAGTGAGTCTTTCGTCCTCCATTAGTTCAAGGATTGATGGAAATGATAGTACAAATAAACGGAGTTCTTTTATTATTTTATAGGAGTACAATTTCGTTGGGTCCTTTCTTGTATAAATTGTAGCGCTTTGTTTATCGGCAAAAAATACAGGGACGGTGCCACTGGGAATCTTAGTTCCACGATGGTCACCACGATAAATTACTGTATCTGGTTGTATTGAGGCGACAGTGTATGCGCCTGGATCTTCAATTTCATAAATAAGTTTTTCGTTCATGAAATCATTTGGTGTCAGTAATTCTTCTGCTGCTTTTTCTGCCATTCTATTATAGAAAAATAAAAATTGAATGCTTAGTAGCGTTGCTTTCATGTGTAAAATAATCTTAGAGTTATTCAGAATGACTCTAAAAGTATATGTATTGCGATGTGTAGGAGATTACTTTTATGTTGGTGTATCAGATGATGTTGAACATTCGTATATGGAGCACTGCGCGGGGCTTGGTGTTCAATGGACAAAAATTCACACACCGGTTGGTGTAGATGCCGTAATTGATAATGCCGAGAGTTATCATGAATCCTTGATGCTAAAGGAGTACATGTATAAGTATGGTGTTGACCATGTGCGGGGTGGTCCTTATGAAAACGTTGTACTGTATGCCGAGCAAGCGGAGTATTTGCGGCGTGAAATGCTGGTATTTACATTGACTAAGATTGGACAGAACGGGGGTGCTGTGGAAGCCGAAAAGATTCCTGATACTGATATGTGCGATGATCTTGCTGACGCATTCAGAGAGTTTGGTGTAAGTAAGAATGTATGTAAGCGATGCGGTGGCGAGGGGCACGAAGCAGCAGGATGCTATGCCTCACATGATATGAATCACAATGAAATTATGGATTAGGCTATTGACGATTCTTTCTTGTACGCCTTCCTCCTGCCCCTGGATCCGACGACGACGAAGCCGATGATTGTGTTCTTTCTCTAGTGCTTGGCTCTTTTTCCGCCTCATGGACTGATAATGATAGACTAATTGCACCAGTAGCCTCTTTCAAATCTTTAATATTGTAAAATATATCAAAATCTGGATCATTTGACTTATTGACAGCCGTTGTCAAACCTAGTTGTTTATTTGCTACCAGTAATTCCTCCATTGCCTGAGAAGTTATCCAGACATTTGATGTTGCCTCAGGAGTGATAAGTTGTTTATACTTATTAAAAATGTCGAACTCACCCAACATAATGGAAAACCATACTGTTGCTATCGTAATATCACGTATAATTTGACGAAGGGTCTCGTCGGGTGAAAGCCACCTGCTTGCCCAACCGCCTGTAAACCAGGCTCCCCCTTTTTGTGTTCCTTCACTTACATGTGAAAGTGCTAATTCGCCTGCCATTTTCATTTGTGTATCTGCTGCTTCATCTGCCTGTGTTGTCAGTGTTTTAGCCTCTGCCAGATTATCATTTTGTAAAAATCTTTCAAGTTGTTCAATATCGCGTTTTGTTTTTTTATCCGCAAATTGTAAAATCTTTTTCTGAAGTGAAACCATACAAAATGCTAAACTGGCTGTATTCAGATTAATATGTTTCTCTTTCGCTATAACTTTCATAACATTGTGAACTCTAGACATGCGTTCGACTTCCATTTTGATGAAATAAAGATTTGATAAAAGTTCCTTATTCAAGCCGCGCTGCCTCATAACAAATATACAGGCGACAATAACTCCCAAACTTGCAGGTGCTAAACCGGGAATTGCTATACCTACACCAACAGCACTTGCTGATGCTAATTGGGCGGCGCTTAGACCACCTATAGCAGTCCAATAGGCGGCATAGCCTGTGGCTGTTACAGTTGTCAATGCGCTGGCTTGCGCTCTTTCTCCTGTTGCGTTTACCGACATTTTACCGTATTTTCCCTTTATTTTTGCTATATTATTAGATTCCTGTGGCGGTGTGCTGCTGAGGACCTTTGATTTTTTCCCAAATAATGAATACATCCTGATGGGTAGCAAGATAATTACAGCGTATTATTCTTATTTTGAATGCAACGTATTGATTTCATAGGATATATACTTGGTTGAGGGACGCCATGTTTTTTTGGTTTATCATGTAAATAATCGCTCAAACGCTTTGTTGGCTTTATTTTTATACGTTGATTTCTTGATCCATGTGTATATATTATTGTATTCTTATCGTATTTTTCGGCTGTTATAGGAGTCCCTGAAATATCAGATCCAATCGGTTTTTGGGCTGGCGGTTGTGTTCCTGAAATGTCATGTACTGTGCTGGTAGATTCACATGTAATTTTAAGAGAATTCATAATATTGTCAATTTCATCTAAATATAGTTTAGGATTAAAAGTATCCATTATTTTCTTTGATGCATATCTCATCACGCGTTTATACATTAATTCTGTACCATACTTATCATTCGGTGGCGTAGTATCTAAAGGCATCGTATCAGGCGTAGTACACCTGTATGCATCAATATGATTTTCTATTGTTTCCGCGTTTGTTTCTGATATAATTCCTAAATACGCCAGATATATTACGTAGTTTTCAGATGCCTTAACATCTCTTTTTACATGTTTAATATCTGCGTGCTCAAGTGCTTTCAAATATAGATCCGCAAAATAATCAAATGATGGCTTGAAAACATACGGGCGAAAAGTGATGTAATTCAAATTCAAATGTAATACTATATCTGGATGCATTGCATCATCAAAGAAAATAACCTCCTCTGGTTTTGGATTAACTGCTTTACATTTTCCTTCTGTCAGAATTTTTTGTATCGTAGACCATTTTTTTGGGCTGGTGTTTTCATTAATTTTTCGCACCTCCTTTTTCCTATATGGATGGTGTAAATGAACACAGTCAAGAATCAATGTATGCGTTTGGAGAATATCGTGTATAATATCCCGCGCAAATTCGAGCGTTTCCAGATTTCCATTATTACTATATAAAATTACACCCTTACAAATCCCTGTGAACTTCTGAAGATTAATCTCCTTCATAATATCAATAATACCAGGTCTTAATAACCCAATCGGTTTGTCTGATTTTTCTCTTAGCGCTATTTGATGAACAAAGTATTTGTAGGCTTTCCGTATATTTGGTATAATCTCTTCGGGTGGTTTTAGCATAATCTGCCTATGTTCTGAAATAGTATCTGAACGTAAATCGGATACCAAGAAAAATGTGCTGTAAAAGTCGCCTATGGTATTATCTAAATCGAATACATAATATACCATCACCTACTCTATATTTATGAATTTTGACACCTTGCTACTTCTAATTTGATTTGTTTACTAAAGCGCTGAAACGCGTTTGTGGTACATATTTCTTAGCCCGGATTGTCGCGTATTATTTTAAATTTTATTTTGAGGATTACCAAATAAAATGCGCCTTCTTGTGACTGGTGGTTGTGGTTTTATTGGTGCGGCATTCTGTCGTCGCATTCTTAAGCAGCACCCATATTTCACACTTGTTAATATAGATTTTTTGTATCCTTGCTCAACTGTTGCAAATGATTTGACGGATTCATCTGGAAACTACTTTTTCGTGAAGGGTGATATCAAAAATCGCGCCTTACTTGATTCAATTCTAAACAGACATAATATTGATGTAATTGTCCATTTTGCTGCGCAGTCACACGTCGATACCTCTTTTACTAACCCTATGTTGTATACATATGACAATGTAATCGGTACTCACACGTTGCTAGAGGCGGCACGCAACTATGGGAAACTCAAGCGCTTTATCCAGATTAGTACTGATGAAGTCTATGGTGAAAATTCCAGCGGAAACAAGTTGGCGTTTACGGAGGTATCCCTTTTGAAGCCAACAAATCCCTATGCGGCATCCAAGGCGTCTGCTGAGATGATGGTTCATTCTTACATTCACTCTTATAACTTGCCTGCGATTGTCATTCGTTCTAACAACATTTATGGACCTGGGCAATATCCTGAAAAAGTCGTGCCCAAATTCATGTTTCAGTTGATGGATAATAAGAAGTTGACTCTTCAGGGCTCTGGTAATCAGTTGCGTTCATTTTTGTATGTTGATGATGCGGTGGATGCCGTATTGTGTGTTTTATTCCAGGGCGAAATTGGTGAAATTTACAATATTAGTTCAGTTGATGAGATTTCTATTCGCGATCTGGCGAAAAATATGCTTGCGCTTGTGAAGCCTGGTGAAAAATTGGATGACTGGATTACATATATTGAGGATCGTAATTTCAACGATAAACGCTATTGGATTGAATCCGAGCCACTGCGCCTGCTTGGCTGGAAGCAGCAGTGGAATTTGGAGCGTGGACTAAAAGAAACGGTTTCATGGTTCAAGGGCGTTGATCGCTCCACTTATTGGTCTTCAACCAGGAATGTTGCGCTTGTTTGGGGTGGGCGCGGATGGATTGGTGGACAATTCAAGAAGGTTCTAGAGGCAAAGGGCTGGAATGTTGTTGATGCTGCAAGCCGCGCTGATGACAGGGAGGCTGTGTTTGCCGAAACAGATATTACCCGCGCCACGCATATTGTTAGTTTGATTGGTCGCACTCATGGTCCTGGTTTTACTACTATTGACTATCTTGAGCAGAAGGGCAAATTGCTTGAAAATATCAACGACAATTTATACGGTCCTCTTGTTTTGGCTGGCGTGGCTAAGGAGAAGGGGCTTGGTATGATGTATATGGGCACCGGTTGTATTTTTGAATACGATGAGGGACACGTATGCGATGTTTCAGGAAACTGTAAGGGGTTTACGGAAGCCGATAAGCCCAACTTTTTTGGTTCATCATATAGCACAGTTAAGGGATTTACTGACCGCATGATGGCGGAGGAATTTGGCAACACTGTTCTGAATGTTCGCATTCGTATGCCAATCTCATCTGAAGATGGACCACGTAATTTCATCAGCAAAATTATTGCTTACAACAAAATCTGTAGCATTCCTAACTCAATGACGGTGCTTGACGATATGCTTCCTATCCTTGCAGATCTATTGAAAGATGGTGTCAAGGGGACGCTAAATGCGGTAAATCCTGGTGTAATTGACCACCACACGATTCTGACCTGGTATAAGGAACTACAGAATGCTGAGCACGTGTGGGAGGAGATTGATAATGGGACGCTTGTGTCTACTTGCGTCAAGGGTGCTCGCAGCAATAATATGCTTGATACAGCCCGCTTAGTTTCTTTGGCACCGTCTATACCTTCTATTGGGGATTCGGTGCGCAAAATTATTGAACAAAATAAATTCGCGGGGCGCGTATAGAAAATTGTCATCATGTATATATAGGAATTTTAGGTAGGAAACCATGATTTCGGCAATTGAACATAGAATAAAACTATTTCATGAACTTCATAATAATAAATGGTTTTATCGTATGATGCACACTCTTGATGAGTTGCGGACTTGGGCGGCGCGCGATCCTGCCCAGCGATTTATCCTTATAAAGTATGGGTCTTGTTTCTATTATTAAGTAATGATACAAATATGCTGTTATATTTTTATCATTATGGTTTTATGCTTTGCTGCTTAGGCATTGTATAGGGACAGCGTGCGAGCAGAAGGATCTGTTGTCTCAGGAGACCATGAAGGCATCCACATATAAGGGATTACACCTACAGACTTAACGCCATAGTTCTCCTCAAAAATGCGACGGTATAGCAGCGCCTCTGCTGATTTAGGCGTATTTACAGGATATTTCTTGGCGGCGGCAGCAAGTTCATCATCTACATTGGGGATTTGTGTGCGTGCCCAAGCGTCGATTGTGGCATGCCAAGGCTTCTCCGTAGCGCTGACACCATCGCTGAACGCCTCCTTCTTACGCCAAAGCACATCTGACGGCAGCAGATTCTCTGACTCAAATGCCTTACGTAGGATAAATTTTTCTACCTGGTTTGTGGACGGGCGACGAAGGCTTGTGGGCAGGGACTTTGCTACGGCAACAAACTGCCTATCAAGAAACGGTGTGCGCGCCTCTAGACCATGAGCAGCCATTGAGCGGTCGCTTCTTAGCACATCAAATGAGTTAATGTCCTTGAGTAGGCGCGTTGACTCTGCCTCAAACTCCTCATCACTTGGTGCGCGGTAGAAATATAGGTAGCCACCAAAAATCTCGTCGCTGCCATCACCATTGAATACAACCTTAATATCCGTATTTTCGCGGATATACTTACCAACTAGCCAGTTGCCTACAGAGGCGCGCACGCTGGTAATATCGTATGTCTCAGCGGCTTTTACCACTAGAGGAATGGCATTGAAGAAGTCATCCTGGGTCAACGTTATTGTGTTATGGACAGAGCCAATCTGATCTGCAACAGTCTGTGCATACTTCAGGTCCGTTGAACCCTCCATACCGATTGAAAAGGTTGTGAGTTTCTTGTTAAATTGCTTGAGATACTTGGCGGCAATGGCGCACACAAGCGATGAATCCAAGCCACCACTTAGCAGAGCACCAATAGGGCGATCTGACATAAGACGCTTTTCAACGGCTGACTCTAGGGACTTGCGAACCATAGATGTGGCAATAGAAACGTCGGCGGCGTAGGGATTCTTCAGCCAAGGAATGGAGTGGTAGTTGTGCGCATCGGCACGGACCTCTGTATCATTGGCGTGCTTTGGTAGTTCAAACTGAAACCACATACCAGGAGGGAATACCTGGATATTGCTACAGACGGGTGTGAGCGCCTTGATCTCAGAGGAAAATACCTGGAAACCGTCGCCATGCCCGATGTATAGTGGGCGGACACCATAAGGATCACGGGCAATCGTAATAACCCCCTTATTCAAATCTACAATAACCATGGCGAAAACGCCATCAAGTGCCTGACAGGCGGCGGTAGGTCCCAACTTCTCAAAAAGCGCGGGTAGAACTTCGCAATCGCTACAACCCTCAGGTAGGTCGATATTCCAGCGCGCGGCTAGCTCTTTGTAGTTGTAAATCTCACCGTTACACACCACTGAAATACCCCCTTTTACAAGAGGCTGGTGTCCGCGGGGCGTTAGACCGTTAATTGCCAAACGCGTGAACCCCAAAATACTGGGTCCAAATGTCTGGGTAGCAACATACTCTGGTCCACGAGCAGAAAGCGCGGCTAAACAGCCTGAAATATCTTTAGCACTGGGAGCACGGATACCGAATGTAGCCCAGATTCCACACATGTTAATTATAAATCGTGTCCTTGTATTTAAGCGGATATCGGTTTATACTAAAATTAAGAATCCTATTTTGTTAACTTCGATATTTGACGGCACATTTGTTGAAAAATTACTTTCTTACTGTTTTACGCTTATTGCTCTTTGTGCGACGAGTCTTCCTTGCGGCACCTGTTGAAGGGGTTCTACCGTAAGAGGCATTCAATTTCGCCTGTTCAGCAGCAGCGCGAGCAACTGGATCAGCATTCAACGCTGCTTGGCGAGCGGCGCGATTTGCCAGTCTTGCTGCTCTTTCTGCTGACGCCGCTGCTGCTTGTGATCGCATGGATTCCTCGAAGCGCTTCTGCGATGCGATATTCGCTGCTTTCTGACCTCTTGTCCGCATTATATAATATGCGAATAAAAAATTACCGCTTCCTATTTTATTTCATTTTAGTTGTATTGTAAAACGGTGTATTTTTTACGCAGGGATGCTGGGAGGCTGTGCAGCCTGAGGGGCAGGAACGGCAGCCGAGTCCATTGACGCATCGTTGCCGCCAGCAGCCTTTACAGCCTTTGCCTCGGCACGCGCCTGTGCGGCGGCGGCGCTCTTCACGGCAGCGGGGGGCGCGGGACTACCAACCTTAAAGGTGGTAAGAAACACCATGCGCTTCAGATCCTGACCCGCCATCAGGGTCTGGTGCTCAGCCCACGTCAGACTCTGCTTCTGAGGCGCGAGCTTCTTGAGGTAGTGCCCGTGGATGTCGAACAGAATCCCCTTGTAGTGCGGAGGGATCTGGTCCTTGGTGGCATCGCGCACCTTGAACACATGGACATACCAGTTGTAGATCTCGGACACCACACGCGACCACTCGGCGACAAGTGCGGTCGAGTTGACACGGTCCTCAGGATATACCGCAAGATACTGCTCCATTGTACCCTTCTTGAGGTTGTCAAACCAAGTATACTCGGCACGGGAGTGGTTGCCACGAAGGGTGCGCACAGCCAGATATGACTGCGTGCGCATCTTCCAGCGACGACCCGTGGCAACATCGCGCACCACAATACCCTGGCTGCGAATGCCCTCAAACTGGTCAAGGGAGGCAAGGCAGGCAAGTGCCTCAGTGGGGGTGGCTACCGTGAAACGGCGTGGAGGAAACATCTCAACAGGTGCGGGCGCAACCATAAGCAGCCCGTTGGGGTCAAGCATTGAGACCTCCACGCAGGTAATCGTGGGCGCAGCAACAGGCACAACAATGCGGTTGGACGGGTGCTGAAGGACGAAACTGTAGCCCATTGAAGGAGTTAGTCCGCCAAAGCCCTGTCCAGGCAGAAGCATATTCCACGTGTTGAGGAACATCTCCGCGAAGGTGTCCGAGTAGAACTTGTTGTCTGCGTCCAGGCGGCTGCGGGTGGCAAGACGCCAAGTGCCCTTGAAGCGGTCAAAGAACACGTTCACCATGACACCGTCCACAAAGTCCTCCACCAGGCAGCCGCCGAAGTCAGCAGGAAGCGTAGGCAGCGCCATGCTCTTCTGGGGTGCCACAAACACAGGCGATTGTGGACACTGTCCCAGATGACTGAGCGGAATGCCGCTACAACCGGATTAGTCAGGTCGGCATCAGGGCGCGTGTAGCGGAAGATCACCAGGGGGTCACCCTCCTTGGCATTGGTCTGAATGTTAAGCGACGTAAGATAGGTCTTTAGCCCATCAAAGGTCGGAAACTGCGCGACAAGGCGCGCAAAGAGATCCATCGTGATTGGTGCGATAATAGGTGCAGACATTTCGGATTGTTCTTCCTTTTCTTAATATGGTAAATGAAGGCGGGCTTGTCTTCAATTTTTTGATAACTGTTTATCTGCGGTCCTTGCTATTATAGAAATAAAATGACATTCGGTAGCGAATGAGCCTGCCCCCGAATCCGAATCCTACTCAGATGCCTGAAGAGGTAGAAATGGAGGGCATTGTTCTTGAACTCGGCGATATTGCCACATTATACTCAAGTGTATTCGGTAGTGTTACCGGTAAAGTTATATATCGTGATGAACTTACAATTCGCATCAGACCGCTTGATGTAAGCGACCGCGCAATTGATCTTGCTTTAGCACCTGATGGTGATTTTTCAGAGGCGACTGGCGTAAACTCTATGACACTACACACAAAACGCGATGATCCCTATTTTTCAGTTCAATTGGGTGTAAATCCTGGCGAGCGTCTTGATTTCTATACAATTGCCGGTGAAGTTGCTGCGCCCCCTGGTGTTGTTGCGGCAGTAGGAGATGCTGAAGGCAATGATGTTATTACGCTCACCGATGGACGCAAACTAGATTTTGCATTTGTTGGACCTCCTACCCCAATTGCTGTAATTAGTGTCAGCGCTGTTGAGGGAGGCGCGCATGATGAAGAGACGGATGCTGATGCCGCTGCTGCTGCCGCCGCACAGACTGCTGCTCTCCCGGCTGATTATGACATCTCTTTGCTTGAGGGACTACTACCAGCAGCGATGGTTGAGGATATTCCCAGTGCGGAGGTCACTTATTCTGAAGACATCCAACGCGAAGACATGTTTGATGAATTATTGAAGGATTATAAGCCTGGGCAACAGAAAAATCCCGCTATTTTGCGTCGTGTTGCTCGTGAAACAGAATTGCTTATTGCGTTAAAAACGGCAGCCACCACAATTACGGATGATGAGAAGATTCGCCCATACATAAAATCAGCCGACACGCTTGCCGAGTTACTATCTCAACTTGGATCGCCAATTTCTTCTATCATACCTGTTATTGCTGCTAAACGCATCTTGTATACAAATGAAGATGTGGAGGAGCGCCTTGAAGCAATGTTAGCACAGGTTGAATTCAGAGACTGGGTTCAAAGCGAACTACGTGCATATCGTAAAAGTACTGCCTACCTTGCTGGACAGGAAGTCGGTGGTGCCGCGCAAATCAAGAAATTGATGTACGAGTATTTGTATGATGTTTTGTTTCAGGAGGGCAACGTTTTCCTACCAAGTGCTCTAGCAAATGATGCCGATAGCATCAAGGTTGACCAAGATGTTATGCGCACGGTTGCCCCACCTGACCCAATCTTAGGCTATTCTCAGATTCCTAAGGAAGCCAAACTATTATCTGCCAAAAACGTTGGTCCAATTGTCACAAGAAAGCACCGTGTTATTGCTCCCTATACAGCGCGCACTGGCGAACTGATCGCGCCTGGAGACCCTGGAACAGCCACAAACTATGTGCTATTACCTTCCTATATTGGCACAACATACCGTCCCGTGAAATTCTCTGGCAATCTTGCTGAAGATATCCGTGCTGGAGATGTCGCAACAAAGATTGACGGTCTTGAAAACTATACAAAAAAGGCGAAATCGTATGGTCCTGACGGTATAACTATTCTGAAGGGAACAGAAGCCAGTGATGGCGAAGATGCCGGCTCTATCCAAATTCACGAATGGGTTGAGAAAAATCTGAGTAAGAACGTTCACCAATCTGACATGTTAAACCCTGCTTCTGTGGGCGTATCACGTGTTCTTGACTCGATTGGTCTGCGTTCGTATGAGTGGACACCTTCTATTTCTAAAACTATCTGGAAGGCGATTGGCAAAGCGCAGGGAACCTACGAAAAAGCGTTTGAATCATATAAGACTGCTACTGAAGCATATCTCAAAAAGACGAAAGCCTACGCCGTCGGTCCCTGTATTCCAGAGGATTCTGACTTATATACACGTGTAATGGCTGTTCCTGAAATCGCCACTGCCCTTAATAAGTTAAAGTCATTTGATGCTAAAGCCGATTGGGATTTGGCTAAGGCTCAATATCTACTAAACTCTGCCGAGGGCACTATGGCGCGTGTTTTATACATGGCTTCGGCGAGTGAACCACACCCTAAGTTAAAGGAGATTCGTGAGATCTACGTTTTAGAGGCGAAGCGTGGACTGCTTGCTATTTCTAACCTAAACAAGGAAATGGCTAAACTCAAGGCTGCTCCTGTAATCAACAAGTGTCCTCACGTTCACGATAAAGAGATTTTACGTTCAGTAATGAAGCGTGATGAAAATAAGTTTTTGGGATTTCTCCAAAAATTCTTACAAAAATACCAGGGCAAACGTACCCAGAACTGGGTTGAATGTAAGGTATGTAGTCCTGGGCAACTCATCTGTATGCACGAAGTCATGTTGTTTTATGAGCGCACGCACCCTGGGCGCGCTGATGCCTTACACAAGGAGATTTTATTGGAGTATGGTGGTGCCGGATTTAACGGCAAGTATGTCTGTAGAAATTGTGGTGTTCCAATTGCCGATTTTGAATACGACACACACCTTGAATTTGACGATGAGGGGCGTCCTTTAGTTGGTCGCGCAGTAGTCCAAGATGAAGAAGAGCGCTCTGCCGAAGATGAACTTGATTCGATCTTGAACATGTCTATTAAAAAGAAGAGCGTTGTGTTTGAGGACCCTGTTAAACAGGAATTATACGATATTACTCGTGTATTGGTTCAGAGTGCTGGTTTCAATTTCGAAGAAGCCACGTATCGTCATATTGTTGATGGTGCCTCTCATTTTACTTCTGAAGCGATTCCCTCAAGAGAGGACTTTGCTGCGCAAATGGCGCGTATGCGTAGTAAGAAGACTCAAATAACGTATGAATCAATTCGGGCTACTACACAGATTTGTGCTGTTTTGGTTTTTGTGTTGTTTGAACTACACACACTAATGCCTTTGCCCGAATTGATGTTTCCTTTCCAGGGCTGCCAATTTAAACGTGGTGGGTTTCCGATTGAATCTGAAAATGAAACGGATTTGGGCGCTTTGAATTATTTGGTGTGCACTGTTGCGAATCTTAATCGCAATACCGAACCTTGGAATATGGCTCAATGGGCATCGGATATGAATCCGAATGACAGACAAAAGAAGGTCTATGGTGGTGTCTTGAGTGTGCTTTCTGATCCTAATGTTAATGTGACGCTCATAGAAACAAAAACGAAATATAATAAATTCCGCACGGATATGAGCCAGAATGCCTCTGAAAAAGATGTGCTGCCTTTCACCTTCCGCCCTGTTCGCAGTATGACAATGCCTAATTTTGTGGCTGGTGCCCCAACATACCCTGATCGTATTGTGCGTGCCTCTATGGAAGCACCGCTTGCTGATATAATTCCTCTTGTCGGCAATAGAACATACGAACTTGCTGTAGGTTCAATCATCAATGCCCACACAAACGCAAAGGCTTCTGGAATTTTCTACGAACGGTCCGAGCGCTCCGATTCTACATGCTGCTTTGTTCCTATCCAGGATGCGCGGGCTGGAACAATTTCTGTTTTTGTAAATGCTGCGACAAATGATGAAATTGTTGGATTACGCCTTGCTGAAAAGATTTACAAGAAGCGTGATCCTACTGAACAATCAAATGGAACACACTTATGGGTAAAGTGGACTATGCCTGAACCCATTGAATCGAAACCCGTTCCACCTGATTCGGCGTATTTCAAACTGTTTATGCGCACATGCTATACCGGACCCCGTGAAGGACTACCGCATGAATTTGGTCGCAGGGCTGGCATGTTTGAGTGCAGACACTGCCGCTTTCAGGCGCCTAGAAATCCCCTAGTTCTTATGTCTGACTTGAATGATGAAGAAAATGATAACAATAACGCAAAAGCCAAGGTCTTGAAGACTGTCATCCAAGATGAGGCTAGAAACATCCTGAAGATGAATAATGTTACTGTTAATGCCGACACATTTGATGCGCTCCTCACGGCAGTTCGCAATAAGCGCATGGTTAACAAATTTACAGAACCACTTGTCCCAGTAAGCATGGATATTTACGAAGCACTCAAAGTTGTGCTTAATGAGAATTCGCCATTGCTTCCTACACGCAAGCCCGATTTGTTGATATTGAATGAAATCATGAAAGCGAATTTTGAGCGCACAAGCGAAGCAACAGAAGAGGCGCGCATTATTTCATGGGGTTCTTTCCAGGCGAAGGTTGATGCCTTGAAAGCAGGGCTTGTTGATTTGATTGAAGGGCGCCAAGGGCGCGGTGCCGTTCGTCAAGCCAGTCGCTGGGTTGAAAGCATGTTAGAGACAGTTGAGCGTTTAATTGATGATCCCATCTTCCAGGGTCCAAATGAAGTTAGAAAGCACTGGATTGTTGGTCTTGAACGTTTAGCGCAGCGGTTCAATGAACAGGCGTTTGTCACAGATAAGAAATTATACAATGGTGAGAAATGGTTCGGTAAGAATTTGAGCACACGTCATGCGTCTAAATTCCAAAAGGCGATTCAGGATATTTTAACGGTAAATGCGGATACAAATAAAGACTTACAGGCGAGCCCTGAGATCCGCGCGGCTAGCACTACATTGATTCAGCAAGTGGCACTATGGTTGAGCCGCGTTATGGATTTCTGGTCTGACAATATTGGTCTTCTAACTGTATCAGGGCTAACAGTCGTCGAAAAACGTCTAATACTTCAGTGGATTGTTATGTCTACAGTTGAGACTCTCTTATCTGTCGAATCTCCAATCTACACACATATAGCGTCAGAAGCGAATAAGACAACCATCCAGCGTATTTTGGTAATTTGGGTTCGCAAAACATTCGTTGAGGCGCGTCATCAGTTTGATCAGTTCTCGGCAACCGATGCTGAAATTAAGCAGGCTATGATTGATGCGGTTGAGCGTGAAAAGATTTCAGTTATCAAGGAAATTGAGGATGAAAACGATCCTGACTTGAAGGCTTTGATGAAAATCCAAAAAGGTCTCAAAATGGGTCGTTGGGGTGTTGGTACTGCCAAAAATCTTGCCTCATATAATGCTAGTTTCTGGGATTTCCTCCAGGATCAGCGTGATAAAATGGGCATTGTTGATACTACGGCTGTTGCAGGAGGTGGTCGTGAGGATGCGCTTGGTTTTAATGTAGAGGCGGCGGCTAATGCTATAGCTGTTGGTGATAGTGATGCATACGCTCGTCAAGATGAGGACGAGGGCGGTGACATGTATTAGTTATTTGAGTTTTTATAAATCATGATATTGAAAAATTAGTCAATTTCATGATTTTAACCTGAATTTCTAACCTTGTCTAATAAATAAAATTCGGAAAACTGCGCAACTGTGCGCAAATAAAGTATATATTATCTGGTTTCTTATTATTTCTTACACAGACATCGTTAAAATTTATGACCGATAGCAATTTCACGATCGCTGAATCTTTTGAATTACGCTTTGTTGCAAGAAACACAATTTGAGGGCGGTCTTCACCCTGCGCACCTACGAACGCTGTTTGAAATTTGCTGACATTGGCGTTCATTTACTATATAGTGATAAGTTTTGGCAGGATTCATCTTTTTGTAAGATAATTTTAGTGTCTATTTTCAGGAAATTGGGGGATGGGCTCAAATGATCTACTACAGGTACTTCTTTTAGCAAGCGTAATGTTGTTTGTAATTCTTGTGATTATACGCGTTTACAAACGTAGCAACAATGCCCTAGTGATTGTTGAGCCCAGAAAGCACAAATACTTGCGTGCGGCAATTGAGAACTTTGATACAAATTTTGATTCTTCGTGGGACCTATATATCTTTCATGGTCGGAGCACGGGCGATTTTGCCGCCGAAGCCAGTGCTAATATCAAAGGGCGGCGTGTAATTTTAATTCCTCTAAAAACTGATAATTTGAACGCTGACCAGTATAACGAATTATTTAAGGACCCCGATTTCTGGCGCAAAGTATCTGCTGAAAACATTCTTGTTTTCCAAACTGATGCAGCAATATGTAGCAAAACAGACTATAGCATCTACGACTTTACAAAGTTTGATTACATTGGATGTTCAATCAATGATAAAACGATTGGGACAGAGTTTCCCTATTGGGAACGTAAGGGTATTGATAACTTTTATGGAGTTGGTGGATTAAGTTTCAGAAAGCGCTCATTTATGATGGAATGTATTCGAAATAATCCAAATGTCGAAGCGAATTATCCCGAAGATGTATTTTATAGCAACTGTGTGGCAAATTCCCCGAATCGCCCAATGAAAGCATCTGACTTGAGTAAATTCTGTACACAATCAAGTTATAGCGGAAAGCATAAGAGTTTGGGTGCACACCGAACCAGTCTTATTAACAAGAAGGATCCTGGAAATATGGATAACTTTCACGCATATTGCCCTGAAGCAACAGCAATTGAGCAATTTGTTGATTTCGCTGAATAGGATTTATTAGTTTAGAAACCAGCATTAGGGAGACATGGCAGTACCTATTCTAGCCGTGGCATTTACATTATATATAATTGGTATTGCGATCGTATTATACACACGCCCCAAAATTATGTTTAATAGCAATGGTTCTTGGAAGGAATTTGGTGTAGGGCGCGGCGACGATCACACCGTTCTGCCTTTCTGGTTCTTTTCAATATTCTGGGCGTTTATCTCATATGGTGTAGCGCTTGTAGTCATGAGTCAGTTTGCGTCATTATCCATGAGCCCCCCGGAAACAAACTATATCCCAACACCAGCACCTACACAATCTATACAAATGCCCACTATCCAGCAGGGACCACCAGTCTCTAACCACGGTATGATGCCATCCATGTTAAGCGTTGGAACAGCACATGCGCAGATGGAATCGGTTGCGCATGCTGCTCCTTCATCGGTTTCTGTTCCTGCTTCTGCCTCTGCTTCTGCTCCTATTGCACAAGCGGCTCCACCCGATTTTATGAGACCTGTTAGCAGCATGATGGGTATACCAAATAGTGCCCCTGGATACTACGTATTACAAAACCAAGGATTGGCTGGACCACAGTATGTATATTATGGTCAGAACCCACCTCCGCTCCGTTAAATGAATGGTTGTTTATAAACAGATACATTTTAGACTTTCTAAAATCTATATGTTGATAGTTATATGATACTTAATTTGGCGCTCCACAGTTTGCTGCCATGAAACCACCTGCTGCAAAGCCGTACAATGTTCCCCAAAAAATATAATACGCATAACCCATTGCCTCCGCAACATTGGCTTCAATTACGGGGTGAAAGAGTTTTGTTACAATGTATTTTAGTCCTGGAATGAATACAGCCAATAAGAGTGATATCATGATAATTGTTGTTGAAAGACCAGCGTTTCCGGCAATCTGTTTCATGTTCTTAACCTTTCCGCAGCTCTGTGCCTGTATAGCAGCAAATGCCCCCAGCGATGATAAATAACCAATACAAATGGTTAACACAAATAACATTGTTAGCAGATATGGTGAATTAGGATTATTAATCCCAAATTGTGTAGCAAGTCCCATAAAGACCCCGAAAGGAATCATGCTCATTAATAGTCCGCCCAAACCCATCAATAGATAAATGAGTGATTTGTCCATCTCTTCCTTTCCTCTCCTATGAAAAGAATAGGAAGGGATGGTGCGCGCTGTTGATCCAGCAAAGGTTAACACTGTAGTTGATATTGCGAATGCTTACAAACGGAAGATACCAAATGTATCACTAAATCTTAATACTGCGAAATTTGATATCAAAAACGCAAAGGGTGCCGTTGCAAAGTCAGTCGGTGTTAGAACAGGATATGATGCGGCATATGTTATAAATACGCTTAATGATGCTGCGCTTGTGAAATCTTCGGGTGATTTACTTCAAGAAAGACGCGATGATATTATTGAAAATGCTGGTCATGCAGAAACTGCTTTTGCTGATACACAAGACGAACTGCTTCGTGTTATTGAAGCCTGGAAAGGATTAGACCCGGGCGCTAGTCGCACAGCGCTTACAAAGCAGATTGGCAGACTTCAGCGTCAAATGGCTAGCGAAGAACGAGAACTTCGGAATAAACAGTATTTATATCGGGAAAATCTCGAAGTTGAGCCTGCCCGTCGTAGATTATATATGCCTGCTTCCAATGATGAGCGGGTTGTCCCTCATGCTGTTTGGAAACTGAACCAATACCAAAATGTCGCAAAGGGGCGCGTTGTTTAATGAAAGCCCAATAACGTATAACGTAATTTGGGGCTTCGTGTGTTGGTTTATTAATTTATACCAATGGAAATGCTTTAATGCGAGCCTCATTCTTATTACAATCTACCTCTTTCGTTTCATACACGAAGCAGGTACCATTGCGATCCTTATAAATCAACTTACCGGCATTTTCCAAATTAGGATACTTCATTATTACTAATGGAGCGGGTTTCAGAATATACACAAAGAATATTCCGAACGCAAATGACAACAGAAATGGGAAGAACTGAATTATATTGAACAGTTTCATCTCTGATGATCCCCTATGAAGTACTATTAAAATTACGGATGTGAGCAGACTGACATGCCATGTATTATGTTATAATATCACTAAAAAAGAGATGGATTTCAATACCTGGCTAGCCCACAAGAACGTGGGGGTCCTTGTTTCTTGTGTTTTTGGCTTTGGATTAGCAGCACTTTTCCGTCCTATGTGTCGCGGACCCGATTGTGTTGTTCTACGTGGACCCCCAGTTTCTCAAATGCGTGATGCTGTTTTCCAGATTGGCTCTAAATGCCACGAATTTAAGACAAAAGCCGTTGAATGTCCCACTGACCCAAATCAGAAAGTTGTTGAAACATTCTCCTTTGCCGATACCACATAAGTTGTTGCTAGATATGCGGTAAGTAAAAAGAATCAAATCCATAATATTATCTAAATGCCATCGTCTACGCCGCTAGATCGCATTGAGAGCAACGACATTCCGGATAACCAGGCGTCCGATGAAGATCGTGTCCAGAGAATCATTCAGGAGATGAATGGTGGCGCAGAAGAGCCTCCTCAGCAGGCACCTCCCGGCAGAAACGAGGATGCGCATGCTCCTCCTTATCAGCAAATGCCTGCTCCCCAGCAATATCAGCAGATGCCTCCTCAACAGCAGGGGCAGCCTCCTATGTACATGCAGGGTCAGCAGCAGCAAATGGCTGGACACAACGGACAACAACCATATATGATGCCACCCCCGGCTCAGTATGGTCAACCCCAGCAGATGCATCAACAACAACAGGAAGAGGAAGAGCAGCGCCATGAGCCAGAGGCGCCATCAAACATGGTAGTGACCCCATCAAAGAAGAATATCTGGGCGCACATTGCCGATATCTTCAAACTACCAATTGTTGTTGCGATTGTCTTCTTTTTGCTAAATCTACCAATCGTGGATGTTCAGTTGGCTAAGTATGCGCACTGGGCTTTCTCAAGTGGCGGTCATCTTTCTATGGGCGGAATGGCTCTAAAGGCTGTTGTTGCCGGCGCAGTTCTAGGTATATATGATACGCTGGATAAACTTGTGTCCCGCTTCTTTTAACCCATAATTGTAGGAGTTGCCAATGGCTAACAAATTTAATCCCGGTCAGATGCTCATCTATCTATCATTTGTACTAGCCATGTTTTCCATGGTATTTGCCGGTATTATAGGGCGCACAGATGTATATATTCTTGCGCTAGGTGTCGGTCTGTTTGCTTATGGACTAGGAGCGGATATCCCTCTAGTCCTATTGCTCGGCTCTATTGCTGCTTTCTTGGGATCTTATCTACCTTTCGGTGTTACCAGTGGAACAGTGATACAGGGTTTTGAGGGTTTCGCTGATAAGAAGGCGGATGAGGAGGATTTTGCCGATAAGAAGGACGAAGAGGAGGGATTTGCCGATAAGAATACGGAAGAGGAATTTGAGGATGAGCAGTTTGAAGATGACAAGGAAGAGCGCTTTGAGTCTGGCAAACAGACCGAAGAGGACTTCGAAGATGAAAAAAAGGAATCTTTCGAAGACGAGAAGGAGAAAGAGGGATTTGAAGAAGACGGAGAGGGATTTGAGGATGATGTAGAAGGATTTGAAGATGGCGATGATGAAGGATTTGAAGATGACGGAGAGGGATTTGAGGACGGTGATGAGGTAGAAGGCTTCAGAAACGCAAATGCCTCCGATAAGAGTGGGTTTGAGGGCTTTGCCAATCCTAAGAAGAAGAGCAAAAAGCACCGCCCACCACCCGATAATGGTTCACGCGCTGAGATGTTTCAACTAGGCAAGAAGTATAAGATGCCCAAGGAGACTGATGATGAAGAGTATCATTTGGATGCCGGCACAACATTCCTCAATGCCTACAAGTCTTTGAAGCCTGACCAAATCAATGCAATGACAAAAGATACACAAGAACTAATCAACACACAAAAACAACTGATGTCTACGCTAAATACACTCAAGCCGCTAATCACTGACGGCAAGCAGATGATGGACACTTTCCAGAACTACTTTGGCGCCGGCGGACTTGAAGGTATGGGCAATCTTGGTGCCATGGCTGAGAAATTCTCAGGATCTCCTCCTCCCGCTGCCAAGTAAACGTTTCCTATTTCCTATAAAATCATAATCAGATATACATATAAGGTATTCCGATTATGGACAGAGTAAATAACTTTGTTGTTGGTTCTATATGTATTATTGTTATTCTTTTATTTGCCTTGGTTTTTCTAAACTGTAAGCGCACCTATTACATTCCCGAAGGATTTACTACTGAAGGGGCAAATAGTGATGAGCCTGCTACAACCGCTGTAAAGGTTACAAGTAAGAAAAAGCGCACAATCGCCACACTTTCTGCTGGTCCAGATATAAGTTATTCTGAAAATATTGCCGCTAAAATGGCAGCAACCGCCAGCAAAGCAGATAGTGATCACGTTGCTAATACCGAACGTATCAAGGGTGAGATAATTTCCGTTACAAGCAGTCTTGATAAACCAAAAAAGGTGAAAATAGCGGCTGCTGAGGCTGAATCTGAGGTATCCCCTCAGGAGTCAGTAAAGTCCGCTATGGAAGCGACAAAAGATGTTTCATTTCCCACTGATTATCCGTCATTGAAATTTGATGCTTCGAAAGCAATCAGCGAATTACAGAATCCGATCTCAAAGGTTATGAACAAGGTCGGTGCTCTATCTGTGTATTTCGCTAATCCGCAGGTATGGGTTGATGTAATTAGTCAAGCACGCATGAGCCCTACTGAATTGGCTCGCAGACATCTTGACAAGGAGATTGCTGAGCGGAAGGCGGCGTCAGAATTAGCAGGGCGTTAAAATTTAATAAGGAACGGTAGTGGGATGAAGGGGCGTTCAATTCGCAAAATGGTCGGTGGCGCTATTAATGCAGTATGCCCACCTGGGTTTTTCTGTATGGATACTGGATTTATCATCTTTGTATCGGTCGTTCTGCTTACGCTTCTCGTAGGCGTGTTTATTTACACACAATCTAGAAATAGCACAAATAGTGGTCTATCAGGACTGGATAAAAATTCGGTAAAGGTCATTATTGAACGCGTTAGAGAGAGCGATGCTTCAGAAAGGGGCTCTGGCTCTGATGTAAAACCAAAAATTAGAGCCTATGCTGACGATGCTGTATCTGGTTCCCAACACAATTCTGGTCCGCCTGTTTATCGCTCAATGGATATTCCTCAACCAACAAATCGTCCTCAGTCTTTTAAATTCCCACCTGCTCCCGAACGTTCTTATGAAACTCCAGTTGATACTGCTGGATTTTATCCCCCACCCGGCATACAAGCGGTTCCTATTCAAATTCCTACACAGGGTTTGCCTCAGGAATTCCAACAGGTAGGCGTATTGAGCACACCCGGTGGATCATCTACATCTGCAAGCCCAAATAGAACACTATTGCCCCTATTTGGTCGTCGTGTTGCTGTTTCCCGTGAGCGCTACAATTATTACACACGCACCGACGGGTTTAATCCTGTCCAGGTTCCTGTTAGTTTCAAAAATCGTAATTGTGAAGATGATAACGGATGTGATGAAATCTCCAACGGTGATATGATATCTGTTCCTCTTTTGGGGCAGACATTTGTATCAACAGTTTATCGCTATAATATTCCCAGATACATTCCCGTTGTTTAGTACGCAAATTTATCACTAATGTGAAATTCATAAATTCCATATTAATGCTCTTCTTTTGGTTCAGACCAGTAAATTTAAAAGAGACCCAGTAAGAGAAAATGTCTCTGAGAGACCCTTCAGCAGGCTTGGATTGTACGGAAACTCCGTTTCGTCCACCAAAATCTATATCACGCACTGACGTGGCTACTTGTTCATCGTGCTATTTATTAATATCAGCAACACATGCTGGACCAAAAACGCTCGGTAATAGATCTAATTTTGACGGTGGAGGTGATGGTATGACAATTGATGAATCACCGCTAGCGACATTGACATATAGTAATAATAAATATGCTCTTTACGATACAGTTATATGGAAAAACGGTGCGCACCGTGAGTTTAAAACTGATAGAAACTATGATTTGGAAATGAATCTTTATTTTCGCGATACGTTTGACCCCAATAAAATCATGGCTGTCGCGATTCCTATTATGATAGATGACTCAAGGGCTAAACCTTATTTCACTGAATTAGCCAATCAAAATGCCAACATGCGAACCTATAATCTGGAAACACTTGTTGATACTGGTTCATCGGCATTGACCTATAAAGGAATTGATATGCGTCAGCGTCGTGATGGAACACCATATAATGCTCCTCAGTGCAAAAATGCCGCTTCTAACATGACGTGGTTTGTATTAGGGCAAACATATATCAGCACTGCTGATGCTAATAGAATACGCGGAATGGCTTTCCCTAGTAATGTGAATCCTCCTCAACCTACACACGAAATTACAATTGAGCGCACGCGCCAAATGACAATGTTAGTGGCTAAAGTCGGTGTAAGTGGGACGCCTGGACATGCCGAATCCTTTTCAAGTAATCGTTCTGAAAATATGTATTTGACGCGCGCTTTACAGTGCCAACGTATTGATCCTAAACTAGATGTCAAAAATGATGCTGTCTATCTGGATAGAAAACGAGGCACTCGCAATCTTCAGGAGGAATTAGATGCAGCGTCATCTCTTGAACAACCGTTATTTGATGTATCAACTAATACTGGAGTAAGACCTAAACAAATAGAGGATATTCTAGCGCTAACAATTGGTATTGTTATGGGTGTTGTTTTGTTCGGATTGATTGCCTATTATTTACTACAATACATCTATAAAGGGTATCAGGCTACGATTTCCAAGCAGGATTCTATAAGAGAAGCCATTATTCAAGCAAAAGAGGCTGCTGAGGCGGCGGCGGCTGCTCGTGTTACTGGTTAGCCGCTAGAGTAAAAGACCTAGTTGTAATTAGGGATGCCTTGCGCAGACGCTGAAATAAATACAGTTTATTGGCGTAATCTTTTTGTTCCGCTTGTTATCAGTACGCTTGCTATAGCAACTGTTCTTGTTATGACAACAGTAAATCCTGGTGAACCACACAAACTTCTTACAAAATCCGCGATGAGAGGTGGCTTTTTCCCGAAGTCAATTGTTCGCCTCAGATAGGATGAATCCGGTATATATTATTGGAGTTTGTATTTGCATTGCGCTTTTTACAGTTGTAATAGCCTCATTTGCCTCCTTGTCCCAAAAGGATAGCGCAAATAACACTAAATTATTGACTATTATCATATCTTTTGCGTTTGCATCATCTATCTTCGCATATGGCTTGGCGCTATACTACTTCTCTCATAATCCCGACTATCTACTCCACTTTATACTTGCTATCACAATGATGATTCTGCTCCCCGGTTCACTCATTAGCGCGTCAATTGGTTCTATTGCTGTTTCCAATATGCGTGATGCGGCGGCGAATAACTAGTAAGGGGTTGCCTCTAGATTATGAAAATATATCAAATATGTTTCACATGATTCAAATTTGATGTATTCATGTTTTTGACCGATGCGGATTTTAAATTGCGCACTGGTCTAAACCACAAATGCGCCGATTAGTTTCCACTCCATTCCAAATGATGACTGATCCACCCATAACCCAGAGGTGCGCACTAAGATTTTCCACTTTCGTTTTGCTGTCCCGCTTTCATTTGACGCATACCATGCTTTACGCTGAGTATCAAAACATGAAAAAATTCCAGAATCAGGAATCTGAACCTGCCATTCAAGATCCCCAGTAGGCAGCGTCTTTAATGCTGTCTTATACGATAACGGTTTTGGTGCGTTTTTTGCCCACCACATGCTTTGATGTTGAGTTGCCTGATCTATATTTCGTTGATCGAATTGCTTTAGTTTCTCACCAAACTCGTTATCCTTTGGTATTTTGAGTATAATAAATGTTCCATCAACATTGGACTTCGTGTCTATAATTGTTAATACAGGTGATAATACATGTAATGCTTGACATTTTACCGTCTTATCTGTATAGTATATCGGCACGAATAAGCCATTGTCAATGCGTGTATTTGTTTGAAAAAGCCCATACTGTATGTCTTCTATTTCCCAATTTTGCCATGGTAGACTGAATTCCATTTGTCCCTAACCGTTATAAGTAGTTAAAGGTTTAACCCCTATTTAATCTTAATGGATAAATTAAGTTTTCCATGGATGTTCATTGGACCTCCTGGCAGCGGTAAGACCACTGCAGCGCGTAAAATGCTTGCTGATTCAATGGGTGTTCCTGTTGAAGACGTATATCCTAAAGATACACGTATTTTCAAGGTTGGTGACGATTACGACTGTCGCGTATACTGTAGCCCCTATCACTTTGAAATTGATATTCCTGATATGTCTATGCAAGATAAGCAGATTCTAGTTGAAATCCTATCTATGTTATTTTCGGCTGGTGATGTTTTTGCCGGTCTAAAAACAAATAAACGCAAATTGGTTATATTACGCCGTGCTCATTGCTTGAGTTTAGCAGCGGCTGTGCGTTTACGGTGGATTCTTGAAACTCGTATTTGCCCACAGGATGGCACTGGTATGATTTGGATTTGTGCCCGTGAAATTACTGGCGCCCTTAGTGTTATTGAAGACATCTTTGTTCGGGTTCGGGTTCGCACTACAACACCAGATGAGTGGCGACAAATATGGAAGGACTCCCCTGTTATAGCAAATTCCTATGATCTTCTTGATGGGCGTATGGATAGAGCGAGTGCCCTAAAAAGATGGGGTGATACATGTATGGAGAAACTTGAATTTCCGCGTGTGATTACAAACTGCTACGAAGATCTTATTGCTGCCATTATTCGTGGATCTATCCGCGCCGCTCAAAATAATGTAGAGATTCCACCTCTTGCGCTAGCCATGTGGATTCGCGAACGTGTATATGATCTACTTGGGTTATGTCAAACAGGTATCGAATTTCTCGATGGATACAGTTCTGCCATTGAAACGGCACTACTCAAAGGCTATAGCAGTTTCAATATGTTCAAATGTGCTATTCTAGTTGTAGCTACTGCTGAACCGAATACATCCTATCGTAATCCTATTTCTCTTGAGAAAATGCTACTTGATATATGTATTGCCTATTGGAAGTCAGTTCGTACTGAAACACCTGAAAATCTTGCTGTACTAGAATCT